TTATACTGGGATTACAACTAATCCTACTGGAAATAAGCAAATTGATCTGGGATCCAACTTCGTAGATGGGTTCGCACAATCAGAGATAAATAAAGGATCAGGGGATTTGGTTTATATTGACCATAGACCTTTGATTGCTCGTAATTTACGACAAAAAGAAGACGTTAAAATCATCCTGGAATTCTAAAGTAAAATGCCCCAAAAGACTAATTTAAATATAAGTCCTTATTACGATGATTTTGATAAGGCGAAGAACTATTATAAGGTTTTATTTAAACCTGGATATCCAGTTCAAGCAAGAGAATTATCAGGATTACAGTCAATTCTACAGAATCAAGTAGAACAGTTTGGTAATCATATATTTAAAGAAGGATCTATGGTTATACCTGGATCTGTTACTTATGATAATACATATTTTTCATGTAAAGTAAACCCAGATCATTTGGGAATAGATGTTAGCATATATCTTGATGCTTTAATAGCAAATGGTGGGACTAGAATAAAGGGTCAGAATTCTCAAATAGTTGGTAAAATTATAAATTATATTTTACCACCAAAAGAAGGTGTTGATGAAATTACAATATTTGTAAAATATACTGAGTCTGATTCTAATGGTGTAAGTAATTTCTTCCCAAGTAATGAAATAATAATACTTGAAGAGAATATTACTTATGGAAATACAACATTAAATTCAGGAGATACTGTATTGACATTAGTTGCAGATAATCCAGTAGCTACTGGATCTGCTGTTGGTGTTGATCAAGGTGTATATTTTCTAAGAGGTACTTTTGTCGATGTACCAAAATCTACAGTTATTTTAGAACCATACTCAAATAAACCATCATATAGAGTTGGATTTGAAATAGTTGAAGAAATAATATCATCTAGTGATGATAGTACATTAAATGATAATGCTAAAGGATTTACAAACTATGCTGCTCCTGGTGCTGATAGATTTAAAATTAGCACAAAGTTAACTAAAAAAGCACTTGACGATTTTGATGATATCAATTTTGTTGAATTGGTTAGAGTTAAAAAGGGTGAAGTTAAAAAGATACAAAATTCTACTCAATACTCTGAAATAAGAAAATATCTTGCAAAAAGAACTTATGATGAGTCTGGTAACTATGCTATAGATCCATTTAATGTTACAGTTCAGGATTCATTAAATGATGAGATTGGTTCAAATGGATTATTCTTATCTAATGAAAAGACTGATGAGGGTAATTACCCATCAGAGGATACTGTATGTGTAAAATTATCTCCAGGTAAAGCATATGTTAGGGGATTTGATGTTCCTCTACCTGGTACTACAGTTCTTGATGTTGATAAACCAAGAGATGCTAAAAATATAAAAGCAGAGACAGTTCCTTTTAGAATGGGAAGTCTTTTAAGAGTTAATAATGCTTATGGTACTCCATATATTAGTTTAGGTAGTAAAGTTGGTGCTATTGGTGTAGGTAATACCGTTACATTTTATAGTAGAAGAAAGGGAAGTAATGCTGCTCTTGAACCAAGAACTGATGTGGGTGCTGCAGTAGTTGGACAGGGTAGAGTTTATTCTTATGCTCCTACAGACGATACCTATAAGGGTGCTACAACTGAATGGGATCTTTTCTTGTATGATGTTCAAACATATACTGTTCTTCAAATAAAATCTGGACAAGGTGGTTTAACATACCAATCAGAAACTTTAGCACCTTCTGGATCTAGAGTAAGAGGTATGAGTAGTGGTGCTATAGGTTATGTTGAAGATCATCCAAATACAAATGAAATAAATGTTATACAAACTACTGGACAATTTGTAGATGGTGAAACTATAGTATTTAATGAGAAAACCAGTACTGTAGGTGTTAATACATCAACAGCTTCTGTTGAAAAAGTTACTACTTACACATTAGATGATATAAAATCTGTACATCAACCAAAGGATATTGGTGCTTTAGAAACAGCGTTTAGTGCTGATTCTGTTTTATATCCAAGAACTTTACCTAATTTTTCTAAAACTGATCAACTTAATGTTGAGGATAATGCTGCTAAATGTGCAAACAGAAGATTTTCTGGTCAAGTTGGCATAAAAACAGATAGTATAATATCATATTCAGTAGCTGGTACTGATGATCCAAAGTTTAATAGAGTTTCTGCTATAGCACCAGATGGTGTAGAGTTAACTTTATCTGCTGAAGAGGACATTACAGATTTATGTTCTGGTACTGTATTAACTGGTGGAGCGAAAGCTGAATCGACATTTTTTGTAATGTCTCCTAAGATAATAAATTTAAATCGTTCTGGTTTATACAGTAAGTTACCTAAGAAAAATGTATCTACACTTGATCTTGCAAATTCTACTTTAATTGTTGGTCGTCAAGTAAAAGGTCTTACAGTTAATGCATCTAAAGCAATAACAATTAGTGCTCAAGCAGCAATAGAATCTTCTGGCGAAGGTGGTGGATTAGGAATTACTACAGCATATTTTGAACCATTTGATGCTGAAAGATATTCGATTCATTATGATGATGGTTCTATAGAAACTTTAAAATCAGATCAAGTAACTATCACTAATGGTGGTGCTAATATTACCTTTACTGGATTAACAAAAGCTCAAAATACAAAGGCAGATGTTAATGTTACTTTAAAGAAATTAGGTCTTGCTAGTAGAACAAAAAATTATATTAGAAGTAGTCAGATTGAAGTAACAAATACTATTTCTGTATCCACAGAAAATTCAGGATTAACTCAAAGTAATGCTTATGGATTACGTGTTGAGGATAAAGAAATATCACTAAATGTTCCTGATGTTGCTAAAATTCTTGGTGTTTATGAATCTACTAATAAATTAACTCCAGTTTTAGATGGTTTAGAATTTGTTTCTGGTTTGGATTTAGATACTAAGAGTTTTGTTGGAGAACAAATTGTAGGTGAAACAAGTAGAGCAATTGGTCAGATAGTCAATAGAAAATCTGGTACAACTGTAGAATATGTTTATCTAAATGATAATAATTTTGTAAAAGGTGAAACAATATTATTTAAAGAGTCAAATATAAGTTCTGTAGCACAGAAGATAATTCCTGGTAGTTTTGTTGATAGAACTTCAAACTACAATTTAGATAAAGGACATAGAAAACAATTCTCAGACTATTCTAGAATTGTTAGAAATGGTAATTCTACACAACCATCTAAGAGATTATTAATTATTTTTGATAATTATGAAGTTGCTGATAATAGTAGTGGTGATTTCTTCACAGTAAACTCTTATAATAAAGATAGGTATACAAATGATATTCCAGCAATAGCTGGAAATAGAGCGACTGATGTCCTTGACTTTAGACCAAGGGTTAAGAAATTTGACCCAACAGATTTTCCTGCAGGAAATGCAAAATCACCGTTTGCTTATAGTCATAGAATATTTGATACAACAACCAGATACATAATCACTCCTGATGAAAGTTCTGTTGTTGGATATAGTTACTACTTACCTAGAATTGATAAACTAGTAATTAATAAGAATGAGCAAGTAAAATTAATAAAGGGTGTTTCTGCTGACAAACCAGCACCTCCAACTGAGGTTGGTGACTCTATGGAGATTGCTCAAATAACATATCCACCATATCTTTATGATCCTATTAAAGGACCTAAGATTAAATTATATGATAATAGAAGATTTACTATGAGGGATATTGGAAAACTTGAAAAGAGGATTTCCAACCTTGAAGTAATGACTTCATTAACTGCTCTTGAATTAGATACAAAATCACTTCAAGTTAAGGATGCTGATGGTATTGATAGATTTAAGACTGGTTTTGTTGCTAATGACTTTAAAAATAGAGATTTTATTAGATTTAGTAGTAAAACTGAAGATGTATCTAGATGTGATGTAGATGTAGTTAACAATGAATTAATTAGTGCGGTTGATTTCTGGTCAATGAAGGCAGAATTAGGACTTAATCCTGGAATTAATGTCGAAACTGCTGATATGTCATCTAATTTAAATCTTTTAGATCCAAATTGTCAAAAGACTGGTGATCTAATAACACTTAAATATGATGAAGTAGAGTGGATTAATCAACCACAGGCATCTGGTGTTGAGAATATTAACCCATTTAATGTTATCACATATGTTGGTGCTATTCAATTAGATCCACCATCAGATAACTGGACAAGAACAATTTATATTGATAATAATAGGGTAGAATCAACTGGTAATACTTGGAATACAATATCTAATGTTGTTTCTGATAACACAGTAACATCAACAGATGTAACTGTAACTTCTGAAGAAATTGAAGCAGATCAAGATACATTTGATGGAAACCACACTGATACTACAACTACAACCACAACTACTACAACACAAACAGTAGAAACTAGTTTCACCAATCAAATGACTGGTGACAATCAAGAATTTGATTATGTTGAAAGTGTGAAGATTTCTGGAGAAAGTGACACTTTCATGAGATCTAGAAATGTATATTTTGCTGCTAATGGTTTAAAACCATTTACAAAGCATATTCACAAGTTAGATAGTGGTGTACCTGATATCTTCCCTAAGATAATTGAAATTTCAACCATAGCAGGAACTCAAGGTTTTAAAGTTGGTGAAAATGTTAAGGTTATGAATGGAACTACCCAAATAGGGTATGTTAAGGCACAAGCACCTAATCATAAATTTGGAGATACTAGTAGACCAGAATTTGCTGCTGGACTAGGATCACCCTCAGTAGTTGTTGAAAAATATACAGTAGATCCTTTTGATAAATCTAGACTTGGACCTGCTGAGACATATTCATCAACATCATTATTGTTTAACTGTGATGTTAGTGCTTTAGCAAACGGATCAAATTATTTTGGTTATGTTGTTAAGGGTGCAAAATTAGTTGGAGAAGAGACTGGAACTGAAGCTACTGTAACCAATGTAGATTTAATGTCTGATAATTGGGGTGATGTTTTAGGAGCATTCTTCTTCAGAGATCCACATGTAGTACCAGCACCATCAGTATTATTCTATACTGGAAGAAAGACATTTAGATTGACTGCTAATACTACTGGGGAATTTGTACCACCAGGAAGTACTGCTCTTGCTAGTGATGCTACAGGAACATTTAGTGGAACGGGTACTATTTTAACTCAAACCACAAGTACAGTTGGAGTTAGAAATCCTCCCCCACCAGCACAGAAACCTAATGAAATAACAACTAATATTAATATAAATCAGGATTCGTCTACAGTAAGAGTAGAAGCACCTTATAGAGATCCTCTAGCACAAACATTTACTGTTGATGAGACTGGAGCATTCTTAACTTCATTTGATGTTTATTTCTTTAAGAAAGATTCAAATGCTAAAGTTTTTATTGAACTTAGAGAAGTTGAATTAGGAACACCTACAAGTTTCCTTGTTCAAGATTTTGCTCAGACTTCATTAAACCCAAATAATATTAATACTTCAGTTGATGCTACTGTAGCAACTACTGTTAAATTCCCATCACCAGTTTACTTAGAATCTGGTAAGGAATATGCTCTTGTATTCTTATCACCTGGTTCTGATGAATATGAGATGTGGGTTGCTACTATGGGTCAGAAGAGTGTTACTCCTCCTAGTGGATTACCAGCAAGTACAAGTGATTCTCAATTTGGTGTTGTTACTAAACAATATATTGGTGGTAGTTTATTCAAGTCTCAAAATGGTACAATTTGGACACCAAGCCAATATCAAGATCTTAAGTTTACTCTTAGAAAAGCGGAATTTGTACCATCAGGAACTACAACATTTTATAACACACCAATTGAACCTGGTAATATTAATACTTCTAATTTACATACCAATCCAATTAGAACTTTACCAAGAAAATTAAAATTTGGTGTTGGTAATATTACTGAAACTGAATCCGCACTTTTACCAATAGGTAGAAAAATTAGTAGTGGTTTAGTTACTGACGAAGAAGATAATAGTATCACAGGTATAATTGAAGATAGAGGTGCTCCAATTATGGCCAGCCCTATAGGATTAAAATTATTATCTGGTGGATCTGGTTATTTCAGAACTGGTGGTACTGGTAATATTGCTGCAGGATACTTAACTTCACTTACTGGTAGTGGAACTGGTGCTAGAGCAACTTTTGCTGTAAATAATACAACTGGAAAAGTTACAGCAGTCAGTGTTGTAACTGCTGCTGGAACTGGATTTGTTGTTGGTGAAGTATTAACTGTTAATACTGCTTTATCTTCTGGTCAATCACTGGAAAAGGGAGCTGGTGCTAAGTTTGTAGTAACAGATATTAAGGATGATCTTGATACATTATTCCTTACAGATGTACAAGGTGAAAAATTTGTTACTAATGACACTATTATTCATTATGGATCAGCGAATGATACTAGAACACTTTTAGGTAATAGTGCTAAAGTTACATCAGATTCTGTTGTTACAAGTGATCTTAATGCAGGAAATGTAATAGAGGTTATTCAGTATAATCATGGTCATCATGGTTCTAATAATAAAGTTAGAATTACAGATGTTGAACCTGATACTGTTAAGACAACTATTACTGCAGATTTATCAGCAACTGGTACAGAAGTTGCTGTTGCTAGTACAGCATCATTCTCTAAATTTGCTGGTATTACTACAGATAGAGGTGAAGCACTTATAAATGGAGAAATTGTTTCTTACCTTATCGGTGTTGATAAATTAAATTTCTCTGCTAGAGGTGCTGAAGGATCAACTGCTCTTTCCCATTCAGATGGAGATAGTATTCAGACATATGAAATTAATGGTATGCCTTTGGTTAAGGTTAATACTACTCACGATATACCATCAAATCAGACTTTAAGAAATAGTTCTAATATTGATAATTATTTCTTAGAAATTAGTAGAGGTACTGGTAATCGACTAGCAGGAAAAAATCAATTAAACTTTACTGATGAAAAAGCAGTTGGTGGACCTAATGTTGGTATATCACAAAACCATCAATTTAGTAATGCTTCTGCTAAGTTTAATATCATTACACCTGGTATAACTCGTGCTAGTTCTTCCTTTAGAACAGTAAGTGGAACAAGTGCTAATGGTAATGAGGTATCATTTATTGATCAGGGATTTGAACCTACAATTTTAAATGAAACTACATTCTTCCCAACTCCAAGATTAGCTGCTTCTAAAATTAATGAATCTGAAAGATTAGAATCTTTACCTAAGAATAAGTCTCTTGCGTTGAAGGTTGATATGACTTCAAACGATAAGAATTTATCTCCTGTATTAGATGTACAAAATGCTACATTGGTTTTGGGAAGAAATAAGATAAATGATCCAATAGGTGCAGATAATTATGCTTCTAATGATAAAACAAATGCTATAATAGGAGATCCACATGGATCAATGTTTATCTCTAAGAAAGTTAATTTAAAGCAACCAGCAACTTCAATAAAGGTATTTGTTGCTGCTAATGTTAGACCAGAAGCAGACTTTAGAGTTTACTATAGATTATTTACTGCTGATTCAAGTGAAGTATCATCAACATACAGAGCATTTCCTGGATATAAAAATCTAATTGATACTACTGGTGATGGTTTTGGTGATAGAGTTATTGATCTTGGATTGAATGATGGTAGGTCAGATGCTTTAGTTAAGAAAAATGGTCAGAATGATTTTTCTGAATATCAATTCACTGCTAATGATCTAGAACAGTTTAGTGGATTTACAATTAAGATTGTAATGACATCTACTAACGAATGTGTTCCTATTAGACTTAAAGACTTTAGAGCAATTGCCTTAGCGTAATGAAAACATTTAATCAATTTTCAGAAGAAGTAAAAAAAATTCCTGTTCAACCATATGGAACAGGTAAAGAACCCACTCCAGGTAAATGGTCTTATGGTCATCATGGACCACCAAGTCATAATTTACAAAGTGGTCAGAGGTATCCTAATGATATTATGGATAATGTGCCAGGTAGGGAAGCATTAAAAAAACAATACCTTAATGAACCAGAAGTGAAACTTTATTTTAAAAATAATCCAAATACTTGGAGATCTTTTGATCCTAACCCAGAAAAGAAACAAAGGTTAGATACATCTACTGGAGATTATACTTACAAATGAAAACTTTTAAACAATTCTATGAAGGTGTAACCCAAGGTAAAACTTTTCCAACATCACCTTTTAAACTTACACCAGGTAAAGGTTATCCATCATCAGTTCCTTTTATTAACCTTAAAGGTGATACTGAGAATAAAATTTTTAAGTGGCAAACATCTAAAAGGAAGGATGTAGGTCATAAAGAAATGCAGAATTATCAAGATAAGATTAATAAAGATTATCAAAAAATTACAAATCCAACTCCAAAAGTATGATACCAGTTGAAGGACATAAAAACCTATTTCGTGATGAAAATACAGGTGCTATATTAAGTGTTGATAGTAATGCTTATAGTTCTTATGTTTCTGCTAGAAACAAGAAGAGTGATGAGAGAGCAGAATTGGATAGAATGAAAGAAGATATTAATGAAATTAAACAACTACTTAAAAATTTAACTAACCAGATAACATAGAAACATATAAATAAATATATAGATTCTGAATTGGTTACATAAATGGCAGACATTAAAGTAAGAGTTGGACAACACAATGCTGTGAAGGTTGTTTCATCACTTGCTGGAGCTCAGGGATTATCGCTTGCTGAGCTTAGTGATGTTAGTGCCTCGACTCTGTTGAATGGAATGGTCTTAGTTTATAATGCTGCAACTCAAAAATGGGATGCTACTAATGAATTAACACCTGGAACGGAACAAAATTTAAACATTAACGGGGGAAATTTCTAAATGGCTAGTATTATCAGGATCAAACGATCCTCTGGAACCGATAAACCTGCCAGCCTCAATTGGGGTGAAATGGCCTATGTGACAGGTATTGGTAGTTACGGTGGTATAAATCAATATAAAGATAGAATATACATTGGTGATGATGGTAATAATGTACATTCAATAGGTGGTCAGTTTTACACCTCTATGATGGAACATGCAGCAGGTTCTGTTGCTGGTGTTCAAAATACAAGAAATAGTGATGGCGGTATAGTTGCCGTCATGGACAATCAAAGAAAGGTTGACCAGTGGAATGTAGATAATCTTAGACTGGATCTGAATACAATTTCATCTACTAATGTGGATGGTGATGTTATATTTGATACCAATGGTAATGGTCATGTTAATGTTGTAGATGATACATATCTGTCATTTGGTACTGATAAAGATGCCAAAATAGAATATGATGAAAATGGGGATGATAATGTAAAGGTAACTGGTGCTTCATGGGAGTTTGATACTAGTGTTAAAATTACTGGTAAAGGTAAGTTTGGATGTGTTGGAATAAGTTCTAATGTTATTGAAACTGAAGCAGGATGTGGAGATCTTCTGTTTATTGACCCATATCCAGATGGATTAAGTAATGAAGGTACTGTTGTTATTAAAGGTAGTTTACAAGTAGATGGAACAACAACATCTGTAAACTCTACAACATCAACTTTAAATGATCCTATTTTACACTTAGGTGATCTAACTAGCGAAAGAACAGTAATGCAACCTGTTGTTGCTGGTATTAGTACAATTACTTTAGATTCTGTTGTTGGTATTAATACAGGTGATGTTGTTGGATCAAGTTCTGCTTTATCAGCATCTGGTGTAGCAACTGTTACTTCATATGATGAAACAAAGAGAATTATTACTGTTGATCAAACTATTGGTGCTCCAGGTATTACTACCACTACACAATTAACTATTACCCACGCATACGATACAAATACTGATCGTGGTATTTCTTTCGGATATAATACAAGTAGTGGTGCTGGTAATAATAAATTAGGATTCTTTGGTTATATTGACCAAACTAATCCAAATAGTAGTGCTACTTCAAGAGCATGGACTTATATTCCTGACGCTAGTACTGCTAATGCTTTAGTAACTGGAACTAGAGGATTTCTTGATATTAAAGGTATCTACTATCAAACTGGTGATTATAATACTCATGGTGTTGTATATTTTGATGAAAATGGATTACAGACATCAACCAATGCTGTAGCATCTCCAGTTAATACATCAAAACAAATATTAACTGCTGTTACTAAAAATAATCTTACTTTATCAGGCAGTGTAACAGTTACTGCTGGTGATGTTATTAGACAGGATAGCTCTAACGCATATGGTGTTGTTGAGTCTGGTGGATCTGGTACTTCTTTAAGTTTAATTGGTGTTGAAGGAACATTTGACACAACAAATAATTTAAGAAAAGAAGGTAATAATGGTTCAATTGAAAACTTATCAGTAACAGCATCTTTTGTTAATGTGATATATACTAATAAGCCTAGTTGGACTTCTACACTAGACGGAGGTACTTTTTGAGTTAAATTATGCAACAACCAAATAATGGAAGTGACGTTGACGTTAATGTTTTAGTGAATCTATATCATCAAAGACTTTCTAATACATTAAACCAAAATGTTCTTTTAGAAGCAAAACTTGAAACAATGAAAAATGATTTTGAAAAAGATAAAATGGATTTGCTACAGCAAATATTGGAATTGAAAGAACAGGTTAACAGTAAAGATAAAATTGAAAAGAATACTAAACCAAAACCAACAGGCAATATAGCATCAAGATAAATGGCGAAACCATCAACCAGACAAGGACTTATTGATTATTGCTTGAGAAAGCTAGGTGCTCCTGTATTGGAAATTAATGTTGCTGATGATCAAATAGATGATTTGGTTGATGATGCCATTCAATTATTTAATGAACGTCATTTTGACGGTGTTGAAAGAATGTATCTTAAGTATAAACTTACTCAAGAAGATATTGATAGAGGAGCAGCAAAAAATCATGATGGAGTTGGTATTGTAACTACAACTGCCACTTCTACAAATGTATCAGGTTATGGAACAACTACCAGTAATTGGTATGAAACTTCTAATTTCTTACAAGTTCCAGATTCTGTAGTTGGTGTAGAAAAGATATTTAAATTTGATACCAGTTCAATATCTGGTGGAATGTTTAGTATAAAGTATCAATTGTTTTTAAATGATCTTTATTACTTTAATTCTGTAGAATTGCTTCAGTATGCTATGGTTAAATCATATCTTGAGGATATTGATTTCCTATTAACAACTGATAAGCAAGTAAGATTTAATAAGAGACAAGATAGATTATATTTGGATATTGATTGGGGTGCTGAGACTGCTGGTAATTGGTTGATTTTGGATTGCTATAGGGCGTTAGATCCAACATCCTTTACACAGGTTTATAATGATCCCTTTCTTAAAATGTATCTCACTGCTCTCATAAAGAGACAGTGGGGGCAAAATTTAATTAAATTTAAGGGAGTTAAATTGCCAGGTGGAATAGAGATGAATGGTCGGGAGATTTACGATGATGCTGAGAAAGAAATAGAATCTCTCAGATCAAGAATGACTTCTGAATATGAGTTACCACCTTATGACTTTGTTGGTTAATGAAACATGGCATTAAATCCATTCTTTTTACAAGGTGCTGCTTCTGAGCAGAGACTAACACAAGATTTAATAAACGAACACCTTAAGATGTATGGTGTTGAAGTAACTTATATTCCAAGAAAAGTTGTAGGTACTGATAATGTTTGGAATGAAATAGAATCTTCCAAGTATGATGATAATTTTAGTATAGAAGCATATGTAAATACATATGAGGGTTATTCTGGTGCTGGTGATGTATTAACTAAATTTGGTATGAATATTCGTGATGAAGTCACGCTTACAATATCTAAAGAAAGGTTTGAGGATTTTATCGCACCATTTATGGCAGGTTTGGATGATGGAACTGATGAGAGTGAGATAATATTATCATCCAGACCAAGAGAAGGTGATCTAGTTTATTTTCCTTTAGGTCAAAGATTATTTGAAATAAAGTTTGTAGAACATGAAGATCCATTTTACCAATTAGGTAAGAATTATGTTTATCAACTTAAATGTGAACTCTTTGAACTTGAAGATGAAGTTATCGATACTTCTATAGAAGCAATTGATACTCAAGTTAAGGATGAGGGTTATATAACAACATTAAAATTAGTTGGTTTAGGTAGGACTGCATTAGCAACAGCATCATTAGGTAGTGGTTACGTTAGTGAAATATTTTTGAATAATGATGGATCTGGATTTACTTCAGCACCAACTATAACCTTTAGTGATTCACCTGCTAATGATACCACTAGAGCAATTGGTATAATGACAACCAGAGCAAATGTCACTTCTATAGAAAAGATTTTAGTATTAAATGCTGGTTCTGGATATGTTACTCCACCTACTATTAGTTTTAGTGGTGGTGGTGGAACTGGAGCAGCAGCAACTTGCTCCATTCAAACTGGATATAATGGAGTTGTTAGAGTTAATGTCATAGATGGTGGTGTTGGATATGGAACAGCACCTACAGTTACTATTGAAGCACCTGGATCTGGAATACAAGCAACTGGTATAACATCAGTTGGAGAGAGTGGTCAGAATAGAGTTGTTAAATTCATCTATGTGGATAATCCAGGTAAAGGATATACTTCATCACCAACAGTGACTATTGCTGATCCAGAATCTATGGTTGGTGTAGGAACATATCAATACAATGAAATTGTTAAGGGTTCTAGATCAGGAACAACTGCAACTGTTAGATCTTGGGATGTTGATAGTAAGATACTTTTGGTTACAAATGTTGGAATTGGATCGACTGTAGCAGGATTCTTTGGTGGTGAAGAAATTGTGGGTCAGATATCTGGAGCAAAATATGCAACTGCTTCATATAATTCTGATGATGCTAATGATAAATATAGTGATGGTGGTGAGTTTGAATTTCAAGCTGATCAAATTATTGATTTTACAGAATCTAATCCCTTTGGTGTAGTTTAATGTTTGGTACATATTTTTATCACGAAATACTGAGAAAAACTGTTATATCTTTTGGAACAGTATTTAATGATATACATGTTCGTCATCAGGATAATGAAGGTAAGGATCTTGTTGATACCAAGGTTCCTATTGCTTATGGTCCTAGACAAAAATTTCTAGCAAGACTGCAACAACAACCAGAACTTAATAAAGCAGTTGCTATAAGTTTGCCTAGAATGTCTTTTGAAATGTCATCAATTACATATGATCCTTCAAGAAAATCTGGAATAACACAAACATTTAAAGCACAGGACGGTAAGAAATTTAAAAAAGTTTTTATGCCCGTTCCTTATAATATTGGATTTGAATTAAATATACTTACAAAGTTACAAGACGATTCTTTACAGATATTAGAACAAATATTACCATTTTTTCAACCAGGATTTACATTAACAGTAGATCTAGTTAATTCTATTGGAGAAAAGAGGGATATCCCTTTAATCTTAAATGGTATAGAGTATTCTGATGACTATGAAGGTAACTTTGATACTAGAAGATCATTAATATATACATTAAGTTTTACAGCAAAAACTTACATGTTTGGTCCTATCGCAGACAGTACAGATGGACTTATACGTAAGGTTCAAGTTGATTACTATTCAGATACTAACACGAGAACTGCTAATCGTGAAATGCGGTATAGAGTAGAATCAACTGCTAAAAAAGATTACAATGATGACCAGGTTATTGATGCTGCTGACAACATGCTAATAGAACCAGGTGATGATTTTGGTTTCACAGAAACTAGGGAATTTTTTGGTGATTCTAAAGATTACAGTCCTACCCGTAAAGTAGACATTTAATTATGAAAGATAATTATGACGATTTGAATGATACATTTAACACTGAAATAGAAGTTCAGAAAGTTAATGAAGGTGGTTGTGTCCGAAGAAAGGACACAATGACCGATATTACTGATGATGTTGATAAAGACTATAAGTATACAAGAGCACAATTATATTCATTAATTGAAAAGGGTCAAGAAGCAATTAATGGTATTATGGAACTTGCTGGTGAAAGTGCCAGTCCAAGAGCATATGAAGTTGCTGGACAATTAATAAAGAGTGTTGCTGATACTACAGATAAGTTAGCAGATTTACAAAAGAAAGTTAAAGATTTGGATGAAGATGCTATGAAAACACCGAGTAATGTTACAAATAACGCAGTATTTGTTGGTTCTACTAGTGAATTATCAAAAATGCTAAAAGGAGGTATTCTAAATAATAATAACGAAAATTAATCTGTTCAATGGACAATATAAGAGCAAAGCGTGAAACCTTATCAAATTGGAGATCTGAGTTTCAGGATCAGGTTGATGAAGGTGCTGTTAGTACTGCATTAGGAGTTGGTGCTGTTTTAGCACTTCCATATCTAGCGAAAAAGTTTTTAAAACCAAAAGTTGATAAAAAAATTGAGGATGCGAGAAATAATTTAAAGATAGGTGGAAATAGAAGAAGTGGTACAACTACTGAAGAATTACAAGGCGGTGTAAGTGTAGAACCATATACTAAAGATACAAAATTTTTAGAGGTAGAAACTGTAGATATAATCAAGGCAAAACCACTTAGAGAGTACAAGAATGTTGGTCCAGCAAGAGTAAGTCCTGAATCTATTAATAAACCAGAAAGTGAGATTGGTAAAGGTAATAATACTATATTGCCCGAAAGAAAGCCAAAAGGTGGTAAAACTAAAGAGATAAGAATTCCTCTGTCCACAAATGAAGAATTAACAAAAATGGGAAAGAAGGATTTACTTTATAGACCTGAAATAGATGATGAAGGAAATATTATACCTCC